GTAATAATTGATCAACACCACCAATATCTTGAGCAGCCCCAGAAAGTCTATAAGAAATTTCATAATCAGTTACTGATTGATTCTTAATAATATCAAATGAAATAGTTACTCGACTAGCAACACCTCTTGTAGTATCAACATATAAACTTTCTGTAATAGTAAGATTTTGAACTTTCTGAATTGGTATTTGTTTAATAAATATCGATTGACTTGTATAAGGACTAAATCTGCCTGCAGAATTTTTATTTCTTGCTCTTACCGCATTTAAACCAATAGGAACATTAGGAATAATTTTACGAGAAGGTTGACCAAAAAAGTATTGTTCATACTCAAGTCTACCAGCTAATTGATAAATTTGATTATTAGCCAAATTCCAATTACCTGGGTGAGCTGTAGCATTATAATCAAAAGTGAGAGTATTAGAAGTTTGAATAACATTTCCAATAAATCCTAGTGGATCATTTGTAATGTTTATCAAAGTTGCTCCACCAACATTAGCACGTAGAGGAGTACTCAGAGTAATACGATAAACAGTATTAGCTGTAATTTTTGCGTTATAATCTTCGGGAAAATGAGGATCATAACTAACATTAGCCACAGCATAAGTATTACCTGTAAATAATGTTACATTATCACCTTTTTCAATAGCTGGAACAGTATAATAGGTAGCTTCTGTACGTGATTTTTGAGGATTAGTAACCTCATCAAAATCAAAGATGATACTATCACTATCGGCTGTAAAAGAATAATCACTATCACTTATTAAAAGTCCATCAACATAAAGTTTAATAAAATTTTTATCTTTAACAGCTATTCCAAGTGGTAAAGTTTTACTCCCAGTAAACCCAATGACATTATTTTCAAGAATTAAAGTTCTAGTAGTTCCAGCTACATATACATTTCCTGCAGTAGCGGTATTAGGTCTCCATCCATCCGTAGTACTAGTAGTTGCTGCTTTTAAATGATCTTTATCAATTATCTGAGAAAAAGTAACATAAAAAGGAGGTGTTGGAATAGTGGTAGATAAAGTTTGTGCCCCAGAATGTTCATTTACAATTTCCACAAAATTTTGAGCTACATCATAAGATGCAATATTATAACTAAGCTCTGTAATTGTTGAGAGTGCTCCTACAAAATTTTCTGGAGAAATATCTGTAGTTTTATCTTCTAAAGGAATAGTAACAAAATCAAAACCTTTTATAAACCCACTTGCCGCTTGGAAAGCAGTGTCATTAACAGCTAAAACGTGTTTATTAAAATTATAATCATGTAGTTGATCAAAACCAACTACAGTAAATCTTAAATCACCATTAGGTTTAGCAACGGTTTCATTAACCACAGAAACGATATTTGCAAGTAAAGGAATACTCCCAAACGTAGTTTGAAAACCGTTTTTTCCTAATAAAATAGAAGCAAAGTTATTAGAAAAAGTAGCTGTATTCGCTAATTTAAATTTAATAAATGCCATTATGGATTCACCGTAAGAATTTCAGATAAACTACTAGGAGTAGCATACTCATAAATTGTTTTAATTGCAATTGGATATCCAGATACATTTGTTGCATCAGAAACTTCAATATCCGTCACTACTGTCCCATCAGGAAGATTATGGGGTTGAGCTAGTAATCTAAAATTAGGAGTTGGAGGAGGTACTAAAGGACTAAAAGTATCTACATATCGCACCGGAGTATAATTAATAGCAATATCTGAATCTACAAAAACATTAGCAATATATTCTGCAGCTGTAATAGTTACTCTTTCTTCTTCGTCTCTCAAAATACTTGAAATCTTAAAGAATTTATCAGTAGTATCACGGTAAAAACTATTTGGGTCAACTTCCCCTAAGTTCCAAGAGTCGCCAATCGCTGGTCTGGTATTTGAAGACCAGGCAAAGTTACTATTCCAAGTTTTAGTTTTTAAATCAAAATATTTAATAGCTCGAACCCGTATAAAATCAGATCCTGTTACAACATTAGAAACTACATTAGCTGCTGCATTTCCACTTCCCCCTACTATAGTATTAGCTGCTGTGTTAGATAGCATATATAAACTTATATCCTCATTTCTATTACTAAAAACTCGTAATCCCATTGGTAAGGTATTACCTGTAAAAGTAGACATGGTAATGGCAGGAACCGTAAAATGCTCTAATCTTACGTTAGCGTAACTAGTAGCAAGAAGTGGATTAGTTGGTTGTGTCTCGGTAGAACCTCTTAAAGCACTATTTCCGCTTACCCTTCCTCCAAATCCATAAGCCGTACCTATCATTCTTTGTTGAACAGCAATTAAATCACCAGGAGACAAACTTAAGGCTGAAGTATCAGTTTCAAATCCTATCTTTCTTCTAATAAATTTACTTGCCGCAATTAAATATTGAGCATATCGCATAGCTTGGCTTCTACGAGTTACCCCCGGTAATTCAATACTTTGAATATTTTCAATTTGATTTAATTCAGAAACAGAAATAGGGTCATCGACTCTCATCGTTTCTCTCTTATAATGATTATTAGGATTAATATAATTTATATCTACTCCTGTAATAATATCACTTTCACTAATACCACTAATTGTCACACTTTCAGGTGCCATATTAGTTTCATTAAAAACCATGACCGGTACTTCATCAGGCATGTCAATTTGAAGAGATAATTTTCCTCCACTATAAATAATGATTGATCTTAGCGTTCCACAAATTTGGTTTAATAAATCAAATGCTTGTTGTTGATCACTTAACAATAAATCTAAAATAAACCGACGTTCTTTTACAGCAATGCCTTCATTAATTCCTAATAAGGTCTCTCTAACTGTTGCAAATTTAGTGCGAGGTTTATTTCTATAACTACCATCAGAAAATCCATCTACTCCATACCATTTTCCATTAGCCGCATCCACTCCGTCACAATATTGAGCAATTTTATAAAATTGAAACTTATCTATATTTTCTGCAGGAATTCCTAACCCATAAGTAGTATTAACAAGTAAATCAAAAATTATCCACACAGGATTTTGCGTCCAAGAAAAAACAAATATTCCGTCCCAAATCCCTTTATAAATTTGAGGATTAGCAGCGGTATAAATAGTATCAGTTCCACCACTCTGTAGTCGATAACCATTTGTAGTATAACCATTAACTCCAGTTTCGGGTAATTCTAATTCTCTCCAATCTATTTCTCCATTAGATAAGATGGGCTGATCATAATTAGAAGGAACTAGTGTTAATAATCCTTTTATGACACTGGTTGCTGTCGGAACTCCACCAACATGCTCATTATGAGCTAATAAAGCATAACCTACAGCAGATGTTCTAGGATAAGCCGTTCTTTCTTCTTTAATTTCTAACCAATTTTGAAAAGTAATTGCATCTTGAATTTTAGAAGAGGCCGAATCATCAGAAGTCTTTTCAATAGTAAATTTATAGCCTCCCTTATTTCGATCTTCTTTAGGAAGAGGATAGGGTATTTGAAATTGGAAAGGGGTATTAGTTTTATTATTAAAGTTTTTAGTAATTCCACCCGCTGGTCCTAATACATTAGTTCCTGTTCTATCGAATACCTTAATATTGATACTTAAATTATAATTAAAGATACTCCCAGTATCATCCATTCTTAACAAACTTGTAATTATAAAAGTAAAAGTTATAGACGTAAAATCATCTATACTGGTATTCTGAAGAGTTACTCTAGATCGGGGAACTCCTGCAATGTTACCTTTTCGTAAAGTAATACCACTTGCTAAAGTTTGAGGAACAACCGTCCTGGTTCCAAAAACTGGCATTTCTGATTGAGTAAGCGTTCCAGTTCTTTCAATAGTTTTAAATACATCTGTATTAACTTCACCATCCCCATCTAAATTAATTAAATCATCAATAGTTCCTTCATTTAATTCAATATCTTGAGGACCAAGAGGATTAATTCTATAAATAGGTCCTTCTCCCAAAGCAATAGTTGTTAAAACAATATCAGTAGAAAATAGGTTATTCGGCTCTTCAGTAGGCGCTGGAGCAGGAGATCCTCCTCCCTTTCCTCCACCTTTATTGTGAACTCTAAATCCATTAACAAAAAAGGTATGGTAATCTTTCACAGTTAAAGTATAAACTAATTCTGGTTGTAACTGTTGAATCGATAATATTTTTTGTGGTTCGTTTTTTAAATCAACTAAATAATCACCTTTTTCAAAATCTGAAGCATACGTATATTGTCCATCTGCTTTTAACACCCAATGATTAGGGGTAAGTATTAAACGTCCTGTTCCTAAAATAAATTCTAAGACTTCTTGTTTACCATGAGTATAAACTTCAGTAATAGGTCGAGTTAATACTTCTCCATCAGGGGTATAACAGAGGACATTATCACCAATTTGACAATCTTTAAGAGAGATACTTCCTGAAGGAGTTAATACTAAAGCGTCTCCTGGAAAACAACCTCCTTTAGCTCCATGAATATAGGGAGCTGCATTAATTGTAGTAATATGACTTTGAGACATTTAATTAGCTCCTGGAGGAAATAATGATGAAACTTTTATAGTTTCATTTCGTCCATGTTCAATACTTAAAATTTCTCCACTCACAAATTGTCCTCCTACACGAGTTCTTCCATATATCATAGGAACCGGTACATTAGAATTTGTAGTATTTTGTAGTCCTGCAAAAATTTTATTGTCTGATCTAGATTCTGAATCGGTGGTTTGAGCACCGTCAATAGCAAGCTTTGGAGGTTTCATCATCATCATCATAACCCCACTTATAATTAAATTGATTCCCAGACCCACAATCATGCTAGCTACACTCATACCTGCAATAGTTCCGAAAGCAGAAGCGGCGGTGAACGTCAGCGCCGGGTACATCGCCGCGCCCACAGCAAGGCCGGCAGGCGGCATAAATACAACTAATGCTATTAAGGCAATTCCGAGAACAATCATCATCATACCACCACCACCACCACCGCCACCAATAAATAGAGGAACGACATAGAATTCTGTATCTTCTCTATTTAAACGATTAATAAAATAATCCTCCCTTCGGAGAACTCGTTTATATTTATTAACTAGTGCAATATTTTCTCGTCTATTCGCACCTCCTCTAATACGTCTTATATGACTTCCTAACAGGGGAAATAAATATTCTAGACAATTTCTGATATCCATGAAATCATTTACACTGACAGTGTGTTCTTTAACGCCTTGAGTATATTTCTGTAGTGTAGGGTGAAACTTAAGAGTAACAGCTTGTAACATTTAATTAGCCCCTGCAGGAAATAATGATGAAACTTTTATGGTTTCATTTCGTCCATGTTCAATACTTAAAATTTCTCCACTTATAAATTGTCCTCCTACACGGGTTCTTCCATAAACTATAGAAACAGGGGTATTAGATTGAGTAGTATTTTGTAGTCCTTGAAAAATTTTATTGTCAATTCGCGATTCTGAGTCTGTAGTTTGAGCACCCTGAACAGCAGGCTTTGGAGTTTTCATTATCATACCCATTACCCCACTTATAACCATACTCACACCCATTCTAAACATCATTGGCCCGATAACAGCTCCTAAACCAGGAATAAAAGATGCTGCAATTAAAGCAATTCCAAGTAGAAGTTGATTGCTACCATCCCCACCTCCTCCGACAAATAAAGGAACTACATAAAATTCTGTATCAGTCTTTCTCAGTTTACCTATTAAGTAATCATTTCTATCTAAAACTCTTTTATTTGTATTAACTAAAGCTATATTTTCACGAGAATTTAGACCACAACGAATACGCTGAATATGAATACCTAATTGTGGGAAAAGGTATTCTAATGAACTACGAATATCTAACAAGTCATTAATTTTGACTGTATGTTCACTTAATCCATTAGTATATTTCTGTATTGTCGGGTGGAATTTAAGGGTTACATTTTGCACGTAAATAGTCCTCAGTAAATTTTTTAAATTTTAATGATTCTATATTTGTATCATACCAGTATAAATAAAATTTTTCTTTCCAGCCAACAATAAATTTATATTCCTCAAAAGAAGTACTTTCAATATCGTTTTCACTTGGTAAAGGATTATCTTGATCGGGATGAGAATGAAATATAGCCCAGCAATCATCAGGATGATCCACAAAAGCAATTGGATCTAATACAAAATAATTTTCTGGATCAGGCGCTAGATTCTTATACGGAACATATTCAAAATCCGTGGTGATAATTCCGCAACATTCTTTTGGATGTTGAGAATTAGCATGATCTTTCATGTTATTAATTAGTTGTTTAAATTTATTGGATTCCATTTATATATCCCCATTGTATATTGTTTATAATAACGTCCATAAGGAGCGATCCAAGATTCATGCTCTAACATAGTTTGTAAAATACGATTTTTATCAACATATAAAGCGCAATGGTTAGTAACATTTGTCGAACCAATTGTCATAGTAATAACACTAAAAATTTCAGGCTCCGTAATTTGTTCCCAACCAAATTCAAGACTCCCAGCTTTATTAAAAAGTTGTTCATTAGTTTTTTGATACCATTGTTCATCCACAATATCACACCAGTCAGCTGTATCATATGGAATTTCAATATCTAACTCTTTTTTATAAACATGTCTAATAAGATTAAAACAATCAATTCCACTATTAATATTATCACCTAAATGTGCATAAGGAAAGCCAGTATATTTTTTATACCATTTTTCGTCGGTAGACACTGTGAATCCTTTCTCTCCAGTTATCATTTAACATATCAATTTTTGAATACGATCCTTCTTCAATATGAATCATCATATTTTGTCCTATATACATTCCAAAATGAATAGGAATTTTTCTTTTTTTAGTAGTAAAAATAATAAAATCGTATTCTTCAATATCTGTTATTTTTTCAATTTTAACTCCGTATTCCTGAGCACATTTAAGTAGTTTTTTTAAAGTAAAAAATCTCCACCATCTACTCTCCTGCTCAGGATGACCTTCTTTAACATCCACAAATTCCCATATTTTTTTAAAATCATCTCTTTGTAATTCCGTTTCGTAAATTTCAGATATTAACGTAATACAATTAGTATGGTAGTAATTATGTTTTTTACCTAGATATTTTCTATATTTTTGCATTATCCCTTTGGTATCGTCCGACCTGTCCCAATAAATCCACCAAAATGAATTTGATTATTTCTTAATTTACAAGCAACAAAACTTTTAGAACATTCATCATTAGCCGTAACCGTATCTATCTGTACGTTTTTAACAGTAAAAAATCCATTAGCTGTTAACGTCGTACTCCCTGAAGTACCAGGAATAGTTCCAGT